AAGTACAGCAACGCCCCTGAAGGAACCCCAGACCACGACCTAGACTTGGGCGAGCCTATCATGCTTAAGGGCCAGCCACTTCCCGCTGAGAACCCTCAGTTCTTTACGGCAGACGGCAAGAAGAGAAGCCTAGCAGTTCCTCCAGACCTCCTAGCGGAAGAGAACGAGAACTACAACCCTATCGACTCTAAGAACATCTGGTTCGAGATGTATGACAGAGAAGGCGAAAAACGCTACATCTATCTGGACTCAGACGTTAGAGAGAATGTAGACCTCTGGGTGCAGTACCAGCTTAGAATTACGGACGCCAATATCCCCAGCCTTCGTAGGTTCGCTATAGACAAGTTCTCCAACGAACACCCCAAGGACCGTGTTGTTGGTGCAATATTGATGCTTATGGACCAGGGTCTCTACGAGCTAGAAGACCTGACTAACGCCACTGTGTCTGACATTGAGTTCATTGACAATACAGTGAAGCTACTGGGACGAAAGTTCATTTGTGACCCCGATTTCTTGGACTTCTTAACAAGTCTTACAGGACCCAGGGAGCCTAGTGCGCCTTTGTTCGCCATTACCTCTTTGCAGGGTGAGGGGCCGGTAGGCGTAAAGCACATAGCCTCTATACTTAAGTACCTCAAGGTTTCCGCAGCCTACCTCCTAGCTTGGCATGCCAGCCACATTTTCTCCCGAGTTACCAACAGACTAGCGTTTGAAGAGGTAGACCAGGAAGAGATAGAGGGAATGGCCCTAAGCGAAGTTAAGAGAGTCTTCGGCACCCAGAAGGACCTTCAGTACTTAGTTGACTCTAAGCTCCGATCGGTTCTTCTCACCAACTACAAGGAAGCGGTAACTAAGAGCATCGTTCCTAGAGTAGACGCAGATGGCTTCAGCACTCGCACAGTGTTCTCCGACCTACTGGGTCGCCACGCCGATGAGCTTGAGTTCTCCACCTGGCTACACGCGCAGCCTATGCACGACATCTCTCCTGAGGAACAGGCAGAGGTAGAAGCCTCCGTAGCTGCTACCATCGAAGAGAAGGAACAGGAAGAAGAGGGCGGCGAAGTAGTAGACGCAGAAGGCAATGTCCAAGAAGGCAATGACAAAGACTCTGAGGTAGCCGACCAGGAAGCTGGCGCAGTAGATACCGACTTTGGAAAGGAAGAGAGCTAATGGAAATCGATCTTTTCGATAGTTGGGAACCGATGGCCAAGGCAAGAAAGCCTATTGGTCTTGAGAACTGGAAGCGCCTATCCCACATGGCAGAGCAGCTGAAGGGCAAAAAGGCAGCCGACCTGACCTTTACCTCTTGCTACCCTGGTCACGAGGGCAAGAAGAAGCTTCTTGGCTCCATTGAAGGAAACTTGCATTTCCTACTGGGGTACGGAAACCCAGCCTTCCACATGGCTCCCTACCACTGGATGATCATCGATCCTAATCTCAGTGAGAAGGATGCCCTCATTCTCCACAAAACAAACGGACACCCTGCTCGACCAGAGCTTTGGGAGCGTTCAGAGCTAGAAATGGACGATGAGGGGGATCAGATCGAAGGCGAGCCCCATCCTGATGTCGCAGACGTTAGAGAGATGCGAAAAGTTGCTAGTGCCAAGAAGGCCGAGAGCATCACCGTCTCCTCTGGTGTGGGCCAGTACACCGCTATCCCCTCCGAGGGACTGGTGTACGGCAAACACAACGAGCAGGTATACGCCTGGGCTATGCTCCAGGACTCGTTCTTTGCCGCAGCCAACCCAGACCTGGCTGAGAAGATGAACGAGGCAGCAGAGGCTCACACAGAGATGGAGCAAGAGATCTCCCGCACCGTGGAGGTCCCTGAGCTTGTGAAGCATTTCTCCCACCAGTACAAGGGACTAGACTTCGAGGACGAAGTATACGCCCTGGTGAAGTCTCACTTCCCTGTCCCCAGCTCCACCATCCCTGTAGAGGTTCAGACCGGCGAGACCGTCTACGGTATTGTCACTCCTACCTCTATTGATTTCTACGACCGAGAAGGCTGTGCTGTCAACGTGGAGGTCTACGACCTTCCGTTTACCAGCTTCGACCTAACCAAGGGCGGCGGTATCTTCACCAGCGTCCTTCACAGCTTTGGTAGGAAGTACTTTGGTCTTCCTGCTGACCTGCAGCAATACGTAACAGAAGACAGCGTAGAGGCTGAGCCCTCCCTCCTTAAAGGAACGCCCACTCCTGGGCTTGAGTCCTATGAAGCAAGCTTTACCGATTCTGTTCTAGTGAATAAGAATGTTGTAATCGAAGAAGACGGAACATTTAGGTTGGTAGTTGAATGAACGACTCTGTATTCTTAGCGTGCTCGAACTGCCATGAGATGGTCATCAAGAGCGTCAATGGCGTAATCAAGGTGCGTACCAAGATATTACTCCTTTCCGAGGACAAAGAGGCCCTCGCAGTATGCAAGGGTTGTGGCGAGGAGATCCCTATTCCCGTCAAACTAGACGTGGAAATGGTTAAATCCATAGCCAAGGCGAAATCTCCACCTCTATATTTGCGCAGTTTTAAGGGCGAAGGCCGCTCTAAATAACATATCCTATAAAAAGTCATAAGTAATGTACTTTTCTTGTTGACAGTAGGATATTATAGGTTACAATTGAATGGAAGCTTGAAGGTCTCCGCCTAGGGGAGCTTCTTTAAACGAAGAAGATCTCCAGCTAAAGGGAGCAGCCTGCCACATCGCGTGCCAGGTGCTCCCTTTTTTTAATCTAGCACTAAGGTAATACTCAATATGCACAACGGTTGGACTGACGAAGATACGTTTACATTCTTTGTACCCGCTACTGCTCTTGAAGTTAAGAAATCCGGTAAAGGCAAGGACACCAAGCGCTGGATCCAGGGAATCGCTTCCACGGACACCAGAGACTTGCAGGGTGAGATTGTCAAACAACACGGAATTGATTTCTCGTACTTTATGAAGCATGGGTACTTCAACGACGATCACAAGCCAGGACCTGAAGCTAAGGTCGGGCAGCCAACTGAATGCAAAGTTACGAAAAACGGTTTGTGGGTGAAGGGTTTTCTCTTCAATGGCCACAAGAAGGCTGATGAGTACTGGGAGCTAATGCATGCTCTCACCGCTTCTGGAGCCAACCGCCAAGTAGGCTTTTCTATTCAGGGCAAAGTAAAGAGGAGAGCTGGTAAGGAAATCGCTGAATGTTGGATTCAGGATATCGCCCTTACACCAGCACCCGTAAATACAACTACGTGGGCCGAGATTGCAAAATCCCTGTCTGCTGAAAAATGGCAGTTATCTAAATCTGACGTTGCTGATGAAGCAGAAGAAGACGAAGAGAAGGCCCTAAGCGCAGGTGGGGGTTCCCCGCTTGTACCCGAGAGTCTTGACGGTGGCATCAAAAAGGATCGCACTAACAAGGCATTAACCTATGACGAAACTGTAGAGGTACTCACCAAGTCACTTGGTGAAGAAGCTGCAGTGGCTGTCGCAAATGTAGTGTTTGAGCTTTTTTAAGGAGCATTAATCATGAGTGAAGATAAGACTGTAGCAGTAGAGAGTGTCGCTAAGGCACTTGAAACGCTCCAGGATCTTGCCAAGGGCCACAGCTCTCGCGGCACCGCAACGACCAATGTAGAGTCGATGCGCGATGCGGGTGCAGGTGCTGGTTCTGACGCAGGTTCAACTCAGGTTTTCCACACGCCAGCCAACTCCGATCCAGGTACCTGGGCAGGAACTGGTCAGCGTACATCACCTGAAGACGGAGCAACAGACGGAGTCGATGAGGATGGAACGGATTATTCCGGTTCAGCCGAAATGGTAAAGTCTGTAATGGAGAAGGCCGCTAGTGGCCAGACTCTTAATGACATCGACAAGGCTGTTCTAGCCGCTGCCCTTTCCAAGGGTGGTATGTTTACTAACTTCTCTGGGACTGGCAAAAAGTCCAAGGCCGATGACGACGATAAGTCCGAAAAGGTAGAGAAGGCATGTGACGAAGATGACAAAGATGACGACGATAAGAAGAAGAATCCTTTCGCTAAGTCCCTAGAAGCCAACGAAGATGTGGCTAAGGGTCTTGAGGTTTCCTCATTCCTATCTGGCTGGGCCGATGTACAGGGTGAAGCACTTCGCGGTGTTGAAGCTCGTTTGGCTAAGTCCCTTTCGTCAGCACACGGAGAGCAGCGTGAGTACAACACCGAGCTAGCAAAGTCTATTGTTGGTTTGGCTGAGGTTCTTACCCTCCAGTCTCAGCGCATTGAGCAGCTTGAGAGCACGCCAGCGCGTGGTCCTAAGTCGGCTACCGCTGTAGAAAAGAGCTTTGGAGCAGGCGGCGCGGAACCTCAGGGTGAAGAGCAGCTTACGAAGTCCCAGGTTCTTGACACAATGACGCAAATGGTTGTGTCGGGCGATCTTAGTGCTACTGAGGTTGTGAAATTCGAGTCTACAAATGCTCTGACCCCAGACATTGACTCACAGGTTAAAGCGTACCGTCTAGGTCGCTAATAGAAGATAATTGGAGATATTAAAATGACTATTGGTCTTAGATCCTTTCAGTCTTCTACGTCAGGCATGTCCGGATTCGGTGCAGGAACCGACCAGGATATCGCTGAGCTTAGCAAAGCTCTTGAAGCAGGCTACCAGACAGGCGCAGGCAAGACGGGCGGTTCAGCCCTTCGTGTCGAGTCTCTTGAAGCAAGCCTCAAGGTACTTACGTACACTTCTTCCCACATTAAGTTCTGGAAGAAGATCCCTAAGAGCCCAGCTTACTCGACCGTAGAAGAGTACAACCAGCTTATCAATTACGGTGGAACTCAAAATCCATTCGTTCAAGAAGGTGAGCTTCCACAGGCAACTGACACTAGCTACGCACGTCGCGTCCAGCTCGTTAAGTTCCTTGGTACCACCCGCGAGGTCACGCATCAGGCATCCCTTGTCCACCCAGCTCATGGCGACTTGATCGCTCTTGAGAACCAGTCCGGAATCCTCTGGCTGCTTGAACAGGTTGAACGTAACCTCTTCTCGGGTGACTCCTCTCTCTCCTTCGACGGAGAAGCAGAGCAGTGGGACGGTCTTGATTCGTTGATTGACGCTTCCCAGGTTCTTGATTTGGAGGGTAACTCCATTCAGGAAGCCGACATGGAAGAGGCAGCCAACGATATTATCGAGAACTACGGTTTCCCAACCGACATGTTCCTCGGTACTCGCACCATGAGCGATCTTGTTAAGACGTTCTACCCTCGTGAGCGTATTAGCCTACCTGCACCACAAAATGGTCAGGTCGGTCAGACGATCCAGACGATCAGCACCCAGGCTGGCGTAATTGAGTTTAACCCAGACGTATTCATTCGTCAGGGCTCAACGCCTCCAGCAGCTGCAACGTCACCTAACGCACCAGCGGCTCCAGTGATTATCGCTGCGATTACGCCAGCTGATACCAGCACCGGCGATCACAACAAGGGTGCCCCAACCGGTACCTCCAATGTGAACTACGTTGCAACGGCTTGTAACCGTTTCGGTGAGTCCGCTCCTTCCCCAGTTCAGTCTGCGGTTGAGGCTCTCACTCAGCCTAACAAGGACGCTGGCAATAGCCTTCCTGTTCTTGTTGCTAACGCTGGCTCTGTAGGTGCTTTCCCAACTGAGTATCTCCGCATCTACCGCTCTGTATCCACCTTGGCTGCTGGCGTTCCTGCGGATTATTCGGCTTACTCGCTGATTGCTCAGGTTCCAGTAGCCGATCAGGCCGCTTCCGGAGAGACAACTTTCAGTGATGTAAACCTTACCCTTCCGTTCACTTCTGTGGCGTACTTGGGTGAACTTACACCATCGGTTGTCACCTTCCGTCAGCTCATGCCTATGATGAAGATGGACCTTGCAGTTCTCTCCCCAGCCTACCGCTGGATGATTCTTCTGTACGGTACTCCAATCCTCTTCGCTCCTAAGAAGTGGATCCGCATGATCAACATCGGTCGTCTCGAAGTTCGATAAAGGATGAGTAGGGACCGGGTTTAGCTTGGTCCCTACTTTCTTGTTCTTATGGCAAAGTGTCAATGGTGTGATAAAGAAGGTCTCGATGAGGCCGCTAACGCTTGTGGCTCTTGCCTGCTTAAGTCCCGAGAAGAACTTGATTCTTCAGAAGACGGTAATACGAATCCAGATGGTGTCAAGATAAACTTTGATATGTCTGGCCTTGGTGATAAAGGCAAAGTGTCCAAAACCAAAGGTAAAAGGGCGGGGGAGCTTCGGCAAACCCTGTTCTTGAATTCTTTGAAGCAAGAACAACCAATTTCGAATCAGGAGATATTGATGAAGAAAGTGAAAGTACATAGTAACAGTGTTCGTGGCAAACTTGTTGTCGTGGGCGATGGACTAGTTCTCAACTTTGATGAAAAAGGAGACGCTTTCTGTTTTGCAAGCGACCTCCCGCAGATTAAGGCATACTCCAGGGTTCGTCCCGGTCGTTTTGTCGTAGTTGAGGAGCCTAAGAAGGCTTCTCCCGCTCCTGCCCCTAAGAAGGTAGAAGTTAAGGCTGCTAAGAAGGAAGAGTCCAAGTCTAAAGATGAATCAGATAACACCCGTCGTGCTCCAAAGAAGAAGGCCCCTAAAAAGTCTTTCTTCAAGAAGGACGAGGAGTAAGGAATATTAACAATGGCAAGAGCAAGATCGGTCGTAAGCGACCAGAATAGCCAGGAGTTCGACGAGCTTCGCCGCCAGTTCAACAACCTACTACTTATTCTCCAGCGAATCGCTAGAGAAGAAGCAGACGCGGATACCACAGCGTTGCAGGCAGCGGATGCTCTTGCATTGGCTATTGAGACTGGTAGTGATACTACCACGGTAACCGGCCACGTCAACACTGGTAAAGAACTGAATGGTGTTCGTCCAACCCCTACCCATCCTCGTCGTCCACGTAAGTTGGATACCGAAGATATGAACAATAGTTCCGACTATTAATCTGGCTTTAAGAAGTTCTAGGAACAAGGAATATTAACAATGGCAAGAGCAAGAAAAGTCGTAAGTGACCAGAATAGCCAGGAGTTCGACGAGCTTCGCCGCCAGTTCAACAATCTACTATTGATTCTTGAGAGATTTGCTAGAGAAGAAGCTGCCACTACGACCTCTTCGGTCGAGGCAGCTGAAGGTCTTGCATCCGCTCTTGAGGCAGGTGTTGACGGAAGCGTCTCACCGCATGTTGGGACCGGCAGAGAAGTAAACGGCGTTCATCCAACCCCTACCCATCCTCGTCGTCCACGTAAGTTGGATACTGAGGATATGGGCAATAGTTCCGACTATTAATCTGGGTAGCTAGACAAAAGTATCATATGGAAGTACCCTCTTTCTAGTAAGGAAGAGGGTACTTGTATGTTATGCCCATGAATGCTACAATGGGTTAGCACTAATTTCCACTCTTTTACAGTAGAGTTTTATCTATGTCGTGTGTAATACTCCTTCAGAGCACCGCGTCAACCGTAAGCGTATATGTTGAGTTGACTGCAGGCGGAGCAGCCACAGGTTTGCTCTTCTCAGACGTTACTGTTGACCTTCAGAAGTCTGGCGGCTCTTATGTCGTCAAAGATTTGACCCCAACCAATGCCACAGCGGTTATTGGAACAGGCGCTGATGGTGCCGTTGATGTTGAGGCGGATGGCTCTTTGTTCGGTGCTGCTGGTAACACTGCCACCATAGAGGTGGTGGACCCCGCTCCCGTGAACGGGGCTCTCTCTGCTGTTGCAGTAGGAAGTGTTGTCACCGTTACCCTAGCAGTTGCTGCAGGTGTGCTTGACACAGCAGCTAATACAGCTTTGTTAGTAGCGGCAGAAATAGATGCCCTTACTGACTTTTCCGCAGCTCACACCGGTACCGGGGCTGACTCTCTCGCTCTTAACGAGGGTCCTACTGCCTTTACAGGTGGAGTTACCCTCTGGACCGATGCAGGCAGCGGAACATACATCGTATCTTTGTCCGCAGCAGATACCGACACACTAGGAAATCTATCCTTACGTGTTAGCGGAGCAACTGTTAAGACGACCCTTCTCTCAGCGTTTGTTTCAGAGGCTGCACCCGCACCCGTGGATACTCTAGCAGTCGCAACAACCCTGTTGTTTGGGTATGTTCTAGACGCACAAGGGAATCCTCTTTCAGGAGCCTCTGTATCCGCCCGAGTCCTAGCTACCCCATCCGTGGGTTATGCAGGTACCGAGGGCTACGTTCAGGGCCAGACCCTAGTTACCGCCGATACTGACGCCTCTGGTTTCTTCCAGATCTCGTTGGTTACTGGCTCGCAGGTGGATCTATTCATTCCTTCCGCCAACTACCGCAGAACCCTGGAAGTTCCAGTAACATCCACTAACGTTTTTGACATCCCGTAAGGAGTCCTAGATGGCGACCCCCACCGCAATAGAGGTATCTGTAGATGCCGAGGAGTATAGTCGGTACGAGACTGGCCGAGAGACTATAACGGTCACTCTGTCCATCACTGGCGGCGCTCCATATGTCGATGAGCAAATCTTCGTAGACCTGATTAAGGCTCGTCGCTCCCGTGACGCTGTTGTCGCGACTTCTACTGTTTCGTTTACGAACACCACAGACCCACAGTCTGCGATCGTAACCTTCTATCTTCCTGACATCGTTGACCAGGACCTGATTAGTCTTGTCCGTCACGGTAAGTACTTTGTGCAGGCTACTAGTGTTGCTTTCCCTACAAACGCCACAGCAACCATAGGAGCCCTTGTCCCAAATGGACAAGTTTCAATTACCGCTGATGGAAGTCTCGCAGGTTCTGATGGTAATGCTTACAATGTCGCGGTACAGGTGCCCGCCGGAACTGCCGCTCTGGATGTTTCTGTTGTATCTAACCAGCTGCTTGTTAGCTTAGATGTCACTGGTGGTTCTCCTTCAGGAGGAGGAGCCAACTCTGCAACTCTTATCGCAGCAGCTATCGATGCCCTTGATGATTTTAGTGCCGCAGCAACTGGCGACGGTGATGATGAAATAGAAGCTGCCGAGGGTCCAACCTGGTTTACTGGTGGAGCTACAGAAAACAGTGTCATAGCCACTACCGATGATTTCTGCCTAAGCATCATTTCTGTAGAGCGTTTGAAGACCGACTTCTTGTTTGGTCTCGACCTCTCTGCCACCGAGATTCGTGAGCCTAAGTTCCAGCCGCAGTCCATTACAGGTGTGACAATCACTGAGCTGAGCAAGACTCACCCGCTAGGAGCTTACGAGCTAGGTTACATTTACCACGAGGACGACACAACAGACGCCACAGCAGTTATCGGAGGTGGCACAGATGGAACGGTTACAATTACCGCTGATGGAAGTCTCGCCGGTTCTGATGGTAATGCTTACACTGTTACTGTGCAGGTACCTACCGATGGGCCTCTTTCCGCTTCTGTTAGTGCTAATCGGCTGATTATCAACTTGGCAACCTCTGGCGGAGTTCCTGATGCAGGAGGAGCTAATACCGCTACCTTAGTAGCTGCGGCTATCGACGCTCTTCCAGACTTCTCTGCTGTTGCCTCAGGCACCGGAGCTGATTCTCTGTCCCTTGCAGAAGGCCCAACTCAGTTCGCTGGAGGAACGACAGCAGTCGTTCGTCAGCTCAACTGGAACGGTGGTCCTCTTGTGAGCGTCACAAGCTCTGGCACCCTTATCCTTATCTCCGGAAACGGTAACGGAGCCTCAGGAGGCGACTGTGCTGGCGGAGGAGGAGCAGCTGCCCTAGGCGCTGGTGCAGACTACGTTTGTGTCCGAGTTGCCAGCACTATTCTTCTTCCTACAGAGAATGTCACTGAAGGTATTCTCATCACAAAGAAGACGATGGACGATGACTCCATCAAGCGGTACATCCAGCAAGCGGTAGATTGGGTGGAGAAGGATTACCTAGCCACCTACGTAGAGCCTACCAACGTCGTTACGGATAGAGACCCAACAACTATCCAGTACTCTGCAGGTATCAACGCTCCTGCCCCTATCTTTACTGATACGGACTTCGACTTCATCGTTAGCCCTCTCACCTACTTCGTTCCCAGAAGCCAGGGTAAGTGGGTTCAGATTCAGACCCCGTTCCCACAGCTCCTCCGAGTAGACAGCTTGTACGGCGCTATCGCTAACACCCGCGTTATCGACATCGACCTTGAGTGGATCGAGCACTCCGAGCAGGGTGGCATGATCCAGCTGGTTCCTTTCAACCAGGAGATTGCTTTCGACTTCATCGGGCTTCTCTGGGTCAACGCTATTAGAGGCGCAGCAGAGCTTCCTAACTTCTGGCACTACAATGCGATTGTCGGTACCCGTGACGCTACTGGTGACATCCAGGAGCTTATCGCCAAGAAGGCTGCTATTGACGCCCTAGTCATGGCCGGTCAGGCTATCCGCCCAGGTCTTGGCTCTGTGTCTCTCGGTAGAGATGGTGTCAGCGAGTCTGTCTCGTACACCAACGCCGCACAGTACGGCATGTTCACCGGTACCATCAACTCGTACAAAGAGTGGATTGAAGAGCACGGCAAAGAGCTTCGTGCCAAGTACCGTGGTGTTACTATGGTTGTTGTATAATGAGCCTTATAAACGTAGACTTCGACTTCGCTCGTCTTGATGAACTCATTCAAGCACGCGGAGAGAAGGTTCTTATTGAGACAGCTGTTGCCTGCACCTGCCGAAACGGTGACTTGCATGCTGCTCTCATCCTCCGTGAAGGAAAGCCAGCTAACCAAAGAAGCCTATCCTGTCCACAGTGCCAGGGAGATGGTTTCCTGTACAGGAACCTAAGGCAGATAGTCGGACTTGTTACGAGCCTTGACCCAGGCCGCAACCGTCAGCTCTACGAAATGGGCTACTCTGTGCCCGGTGACGCTATCTTCTCCCCTTCCCTTAGAGCTGGGTACGTCACTGACTTTGACAGAATAACCATGTGCAAGCCAGAGCCCACCAACGAGGGCCAGGTCATCATGCGAGGAGCGCACACCCTTGAGGACAATGCTCAGTACGTAACAGACCTAGAAGACAACGAGGACCGCCTCTGGTACCGTCCTGCTTGCGCTATTTGGTGCGAGGACAGCAATGGTGTGGTATACTCCCAGGGCAGCGACTTTGTGTTTGAAGCAAAGAAGATGCAGTGGGTAGGAAATCAGCCGGATATCGGAACCCTCTTCACCATCAAGTTTACTGCCTACCTAGAGTGGGTGGCCTACGCTACTCCTTTTGATAGAGTAGACAGAGGACGTAGCCTCGGTCAGCGTGTTATGATTCGTAAGAAGCACGTAACCTTTACCTCCGATAGCCCACTAGACAGCCCTGCTTACCGAGCGCAGAAGGAAGTGGACTTCACTACCAGAACTAAAATCTAATGGCAGATTATGAGCTAAAGATTAACATCCCCGACTTTTTGTTCAACGTTGAGGCTTTCGACGACGCTATGGACAAGGTTCTTCATCAGATAGCTTGGGAGGCTGAGGATTTTTGGAGAACCCTTGCTGGGCAGAGACTACAGACTAGTCGCAAGGCTTACCAGGACGCTATTAGAACTGAGGGCTCCACAACTATGGGAACCATTTCCTTGGTCTTGGATGGAGGATTTCTTCCCTACGCGGTAGAGGCAGGCACTCCACCTTACACTATGAATGTGAAGCGCGGTAAAATTGTCCCTATGAATATGAATAGACAGATTATCTTCACTAGTCCCCAGGACTGGCGAACAGGAACAGGGGAACCCTGGAACCACCCAGGCTTCCCTGGCTTCAATATGCTAGATGAGGTCATAGACCACATAAGAGACGACCTAGCCCCCAAGTATATTATGGAAGCTTTGGAGAAACTGTAATGGCAGTAATACCTGAAATCATCCTACAGAGAGCGATCATCGCGGGTGTTAGAGCCATGCGACAGGATAGTCGTATTCTTGACGCTATCTTTAGGCATCTGAACCAGGACCAGCTACAGGCAGTCAAAAGCTTTATCCTTGAGACGCCTATCGACTTTTCGATCAACTACCCTCGTAAAGAGCCCACCCTTCCCTCTCTGATATTACTTCTTCGTAGCGAAGCAGAGGGAGAGACTTGGTTGGGGGACGTTATGGGAGATCGCAGCGATCTGTACGTACCAGACCCAGAACTGTCCTACGACACCTTGAACGGTCACGGAGCCTCCACAAGCGACTCTAGCGGCCTTCCTGTGAAGGTAGCAGGGCCTTTGGGGGTTCTGTCTCAGCCCAGCTCTGGAACCATCGTATTTGACGATGGAGAAGATATTACTTCATTAGTTGAGAATTTGCTTGATAATCCTACTGGATGCCTTATACTATATGTAGTAGAGGGCGCTGGTGCTGGCGAGACCTATAATATACTTCGACTAAGAAGTGATGGTCTTGACATCGATGGCGCATTTAGTCCTCAACTTGACGATACTAGTGTAGTAGATATTCGTAAACCAAACGATCCAATGCTTGCCACAGGTGAGCCATCTAGGGTATACTCTAGTACTGGGTCGTACCTCCGTAAGGGCGTTAACTTCGCCGTTAACTATAACCTGCATGTACTAGCCGGTCAGCAGGATCAGGTGATTTATCTCTACGCGGCAATGAAGGCACTCCTTTTGTCGCAAAGAGCTTTCCTTGAAAGTCAAGGAGTTATTAACTTAAAGATTGGCGGATCCGATTTCGCCCCCAGAACTGAGTTCCTACCTGATGAGGTCTTTCAAAGAATGATGACCCTTCAGTTTACAACTCCGTTTAGCTTCCTAGAAGAGCAAGAGGTCTTTGCACAGATCCAAATCAACTACGAAGTAGATGGCGATACTATAGTCGAGTTCCCGATAACCCTATAAGGCGGATACATGTCTGACGACAGTAAAAAAGAGTTTAAGCCAGAAGTGAAGCGCGAAGCTGAGCCTGTGGCGGAAAAGAAAGTGGCCCCCAAGAAGGCTACTACCAAGAAGAAGCGCTCAGCACCTGCTAAGCGTCCAGCTGTTAAGTCTGAAAAGCGCTACAGCTTCGAACAATGGGCCTCACGTAATGGCGTTAAAGAACATCACCGTGGCGGCCTTCGCGCATTTATCACGAATTCAAAGAAGCATCGCTCTCTAGCCGAGTGGGATGCATGCTTTAAGGGCTATTAATAGGAGATAATCTAAAATGGCACGTAGCGTAACTTTCAATGGTATCACAAGATTCACCCCAGGTGGTATCACTAAAATCAATGCAGCTGGTCTGGCACAGGTTGTCCTGTCCGATAACAGCATCGTTGGTATTGTAGGTGAAGCAGAAGGTGGAGCCCCAGGTTCCGTCGCAGGTCTTGTCACGTTATTCGACCCCGCTAGAGCAGCAGAGCTGTTCAAGAGCGGCGACGTTGTTGACGCCCTTGGCCTTGCTTTCCAGTCCTCGAACGACCCTGACGTACCAGGTGGCGCTTCCCGAGTACTTGTATACAAGACTAACGAATCCCTAGCATCTAGCGTAAGTCTCCCAGCAGACGCCTCAGGCGAGGTTGTGTCCAGCGCGGCAGAAAGTGGTACCACAGAAACACTTATTGATACTGTAGGACTGGCTGGTTTCCTACTACCAGACGACCCCGGTCTAGTTGGTAAGCGACTTGTAGTCGCTCCAGGAACCGCCCTTGCTGAGGCTGCCATAATCACGGCCTATGACGAAGGCACTAATGAGATTACGGTTCCTACACTAGCTACAGCAGTAACCACCCAAGCCTATCTCATTCTTGAGGTTGTGCCGGTAGAGGTTCAAGATTTCGCTGATGCTGGTGGTTCAACCACGACTGTCGTTCTAGCAAATGAGGCTTTGGTCTCTGAAGAGCAGATTGGTCGTTGGGTTTCTTATACCGATGCTACGGCAACCTACCTGCGCCAGATCACGGACAACGATGCCACTACCCTTACGTTTAGCCCAGCTCTTCCAGTTGCTACTGTAGAGGGCGGCTATGTTGAGATTCTTGCTAACTCAGTTGACCTTACCAGCAAGGACTGGGGCGAGCACACCAACAGCATCACTGTTGATGTAGCCACCGGTACCGCAGTTGGTTCCAAGGTTGTTACTGTTGTTTTCGAAGGTGATGAGGAAGTTTCCCCTGACCTT